GTCCCACCCTTCGCGCAGTACGCCGCGATGATCGCCCCAGACAAATACCACTCCCCAGGTTGGATGGGTCTAGGTGGGTCACCGGTCCAAACGGCATGGAGCTTTTCTGGGTGGTGATCACCCAAGGGATAAAAGTACTCTCGCCCAACCTTGTCGTATCCTGGTTTCATGGCTAGTACCCCTTCCAAAACGTCAACCTAGGGTCAATGGTCCAAAGGACCGTCTGCCACGTGGCCCTAACAGCCCCGTGCTGGAAACGCCTGCTAAGGTAGTAAGCCCTAGCCTGCTGAACCCTCCGCCCCCGGCGGTGAATCCCATGACGCCTTAGCGCCGCTTCAATCTCAAACCTAAGGCGCATCATCGAAGCCTCCTATGCAACTCAAACGCCAACCCCGACCAAAGGCAAAACGCCCACGAAACCGCTACGACCGCGGCAACCACTAGGGCTGCGAAGTCTCGTACTCTCATGTTCGCACCTTCCAATCCAAAGGGTCTCATCAGCACCGGCCCAACCGGTGGACGGGGCCTGAAGCCCCGTTTCGACCTATTCAACCCTCCGCAACGTGTCCTCTGTGGTAGCAAACACCCTACGCGGGAGCTTATCAAGCCTTACCCTAACGCGGTCATCTGGAGTCAAGCTCACACCCACCACAACCCCGAAGCGCGCACCACGCGCCCAAAGGTCCGTGCCTGGGTGAAGTTCTACGCGGTCACCGATGGTGTATCCTAAACCATCGTATCCGTACAACGTAGGTTTCATCGCTTCCAATCCTTTCGTCTCAATGGTCCCAGCAATCAACCGTATGCACATGGCGAGCCTTGACGGCCATTTGCGCCGCTTGGACCAAAAGCCCACCCAACACGAGGTACGCACCCACGACGATGAGAACGAACGGTGTTGCGCGGTTCACTTCGCACCTCCACGTGTACGGATCTCTGAAGCTGCAAGCCTGTTGATTGCATTCTGCACATCAGCCCGCGAACCCGAGACGATGTACTCAAGCCCACGCATCGTCACAACCCACCTACCACCCTCGATCGAAACTCTCATCTTGATCATTGTAAACCCCTTTACCAGTCTGTGGGCTTAGGATAATCATGGAGATACCTGTCCACGTCCTGGGCGTCGTTTCCAATTTGCACGATTGTTCCGTCCGCGCAACGGGCGAAGTACGTTCCATTTTCAACCCAAATGGTCCCGTCTGCAAGATAAGCTTGCAATAGTTCCGACATTTGCTTTACCTTCCTTCCAGAACCACAACCACCGAGAGGCATTGCACGCGCCGTGCCACGCGAAACCCATGCTCAAGCGCACCAAAACCCCACGCTATCGCCCGCAAACCCACGCCCAGTGTAGAAATTACCGAGTTGGGGCATAATGCCCCGGTAATCTTGACAATTCAGTGTAGTTTCGTAGTGGTCAGATCGACTACGTAGTCGCTGCGACACGGCATCATATGTACCCGTGTCATTATGACTACACGATTACCCCACGTGGTGTAGTCAATATGACTACATCAATGCGGTGGGGCGCTGGGCTTATGGTGTGTCATTATGACTACATCCGTGCAACTCACTCACACCATTAGACATACCACACCACACGGGGGGCGGCACTCCCCCCAAGGGAAAGGGGAGAGCGGGGGCCCCAGGAAGGTGTGGATTTTGCCGAAAAAAATTTCGGCCGTTTGACACCAGCTCGGGGAATCCCTTATCCTCAATGGAGTTAGCTAGGGGGGGTCCAGACGTGGCGAAGTGGAATCGACGGAGCCTACTCAGGGCGTGTGAGGACGTACTGAACCAGGCGGATTGCGAGGTGGTACTAGGGGGAGTTACGGAGTCCAAGACCACCGCGTGGGGGGAGTACGACCTCGACTCAGCCGGTCGGGCCACGAACATCAGGTTTCGAATAGACCCCTCGAAGGCTTCGTTGATCGAGGGGCTTTTGCACGAGGCGCTCCACGTGGTGCTCGACCGGTACCTGGTGGGGTTCAACGAGGGGTTGGAGGAGGTGGTTATACGCGCTATCGAGGAGGAGCTGTGGAAAAAGGGCTTTAGTCCAGGGGATGTGAAACGGTGGCGGGCACTCATCGAACGAAAGATTGGGAGATAGGACTCGATGCCTGGGCAGCGGGGCTTTTTGATGGGGAGGGGTGTATCGACCTCCGGCGAGACATGAGGAAGAAGTGCTATGGGTTGAGGCTCCGCGTGTCGCTCAAGTACCCCAGGCCGCTTTATGTCCTTGTGGGGAGGTACGGGGGGGAGTTGATCCCCGCGAAGTGGCGAGGGGGGAGGACCGCGTGGGTGTGGCATCTGCACAAGGCGCAGGAGATAGACCGGGTGTTGAGGGTGTGGTTACCGTGGTTGGTGGAGAAACGAGCCCAGGCTGAGGTGGGGTTGAAGTTCACCGCGATGGTGGCTCGCAGAACCCCACGACGGGTGTATAGTGAATCAGAACAACGGAGGTGCGCCACATGGGCCACCCGGTTAGGCGATCTAAAAAGGCACCAGACGTGAGTCTCCTTGAGGCGATGGAGGAGATGGTTCGAGGAGGGTTTTGTGGGCCGTGGGTTTTTGGGACGTATACGTGCGAGCTTTGTGGATTCATCAAAAGGGCTTTAGCCCCTATTTGCGCCGAACATCACCCACTGGAGGAGGTGCTTTTGTGTGACTCCTGCGGACGAGCCGAAGGAAGGTTCCTTAATCTCAACGCCACCCAGCACGAGGGAAATTCCGGTTAATGAGTCGGTCGAGGGGATATGGCTCGATGAGGGGTTTGCAGTTTTTGGCGTGGATGGGAATCCAATTGATCCGCCCGTTTTGCTACCGAAGGAACGATTCGAGGAGCTATTCGAAAAAGGGGGTGAGACGGATGCCAGCGAAATCGAAAAGCCAGCTCCGTAAGGCCGGAGCGGCGTGTGGACGAGGAGAAAAATGGGGTTGCGAAATGGTGGAGAAAACCAAATCAGCCAAGGGACTCCCAGAGAAGGTGAAGGGGAAGAAGGGTAAAGGGAAGTGACCCCAGCAGACCAACGGGCGTTTTGGGGCGAAGTGGGGAGACGATCCCTTCGGTGGTTCGTCAAATGGGCCTTTGGGGTGAGGTTCTATTGTGCAGCAAACCCTGGGGACAATTGGTGGGATGAGGAGATCCACGGGGGGTTGTGTGATGACATCCAGCTTTGTGTGGAGGAATGGGAGGCTAATCTCCACTCGGGGGTTAGGGAACCGATGGATATCCTTGTTATGGCGTTTAGGGGGTTTGGGAAATCGACCATAGGGTGTGCGATTGATCTCTGGCTTCAGGTGAGGAACCCTAACCTCTCGGAGCGCATCTCCTCGTTTGATGAGTCGAAGTCGATCGAATTCCTCAACGTCAATAGGACTGTGATGGAGGGGGATGCGTCCTATGGACTGTTTAAGGACCTTTATGGCGTATGGTCCCCGGTGATTGAGGAGACGGAGTGGCGTAGGGACTCCCTTACGCATGTGATGCGGACGAACCGGTCGCTTCGTGATCCGTCGTTTAAAGTCTCCTCGGTCGGGAAGGGGATGACGGGTTCACGGCCGGATGTGTTTCGGTTGGATGATCCCATCGTCAAAGAAAAGATGCGCGTGGAGGGGAATTGGATTCTCAAAGCCCGTGAGCACTTAGCGGCGTCGAGGTTTGCCGTTAAGACCAATGGGATCAGGATCATCTACTTAACCCCCTATACGGATGGTGACGTATCGGCCAAGTGTTTGAAGGAGGAAGGGGTCAGGCGCTTCCTCCCTCATTCGTTTCCCCTCGACCAGGACCGATGGACCCCAGGGGGAGGGTGGAATGTGTTTTTCGTTCCCGCCCGTAAGGCCGATGGCTCGCCAGTCCTCCCCAAGGTCTACCCGCATAAACGCCTTGAGGAGATGGAACGAGACGATCCGGACGACTTCGCCGCGCAGATGATGTGTGACCCCATTAGCGGGTCGCACTTACCCCTTAACCGTGGGGACATCGAGGGGCTTTGGATCGACAAGGCCGATCTCCCGAAGGAATTGCAAGTCTCGGTTCATTGCGACACGGCGTTCAAAGCCGAGACCCGCCGGGGTAAGGGGGATTTTAACGTCATCCAGGTCTGGGGGCATGAGTATGGGACGGGGAGGGTTTTCTTCCTCGGGGCCAAGCGGTCGAAGGAGTGGACGGGGAAGGAGTTCGTAGAGCACTTAGCCGAGACGCTGGTGGAGTTGCATAAGGAGGGTAAGTGGCCTTTCGTCGTGACGGACGAGCGGGAGATGGGGGGTAAGACCGGGATGGTGGAGGAGTTTTTGAAGGGGGAGTGTGCCCGCTTAGGCATCCGGTATCCCAATTTCCTCTACCTCACGGTCAACAGGACGGGTAAAGAGCAACGCATCCGGCAGACGGTTTTTGCGTGGAAAACGAACAAAGTTCGGCTTGTCCACGGGGCGAAGGAAGTGGAATCGCTCATTTATGAGATGTGCCGGATAGGGGTATCCGCCCACGACGACATGGCCGACGCGGCTTCGGCGGTTTTCCACCCGTCGGTTTGGATGCCCGAGGTTAAGGGGGGGTTGACCGAGGCCTCTACGCCCAGCGCCCGCCCGTACGATAAGCTCCTCTGGATCCCCCCGGGGGAGTGGACGGCTGATGAGGTGCGTGAGGTATACGATGAGACGATAGGAAGGGAACGAGGGCCGCGACGAGAGGGGCTGGAGGAGGATGAGGCGAGTATTTTGGGACTTGGAGTGTGGGAGGACCAAGGGGGATAGGGGGTCGTGGGGGAAGTACGGCGCGACTGCGGGGGTGAGTGTGGCGTGTGTGATGGGGGATGGGGAGGAGGTGGGGTTTTATACCCCTGGGGACAAGGAGCCATATGACCTGTATACTCTCGTGCGACTGCTCGAATCGGCCGACGAGGTGGTGAGCTTTAATGGGGAGAGGTTTGATAACCAGGTGCTCATTGGGGCTCTTGGGTTGCCTGCTCTTAGGATACACCGTTCGATCGATTTGCTCCGTATCGTCCTCGCCGCCAAAGGGGGCGTTAGGTATCCCGAAGGTGCGTGGAAGCTTGATTCGATTTGCCGTCGAACGCTCGGGAGCGGGAAGGATCTCACCGACGGAGCGTTCGCGCCGCTTAAGTGGAAACAGGGGCGGTTGGGGGAGTTGTTTACCTATAATCTCAAGGACGTGTGGTTGACGAGGGAATTGTTTCGATTCGTTGAGCGGTATGGCTTTGTGATCGGCCCTGATGGGAGGAAGTTGGAGGTGAGAGTGGATGGCTCGTGAAGGGGAGTTTCGAGGGGCAGGGACGGTCGCGGGGCGGGAGGATCAATTCGTTCGGATATGTGTAAATTCCTTCGAAACCTCCCGAGATACGTTCGCCGTTTCGTATAAGCGATATAATCGGTCGTATAAGCTCTATCGAGCGTGGAAGCTTGGGAAGTACACTCCCTACCGAGCCAACATAGCTATCCCGATCCTTTTCTCTCTAGGCCAATCGGACGTGGCGAAAAAGCTCGACCTTCTATTCGGCCCAGGGCCGGTGGTTAGTTTCAAGGCCGGTGGGCCAGAGGATCAGATTCTCGCACGGCGACGCACGGCGCTTATTAACACGCAGTTTGCGGATGCGGAACTTTTCGATAAGTCCACGCGGTTCCTGCTGTCCTCTTCGATCTTCGGTACGACAGCATACAAATGGTTTTGGGACGTGAGGAAGGAATTGATTGAGTTCAGGGCCGACCTGGGCACCGGGGAACGGTCGTTCGTGGGGGAGCAGCTATCGTTCGACGGGCCTAACTGGCAGCCGATGGATGTAAGGAACATTTTCCCTGAGCCCGGGAAGGTGCGGATCAGGGAGATGTCGTGGCTTGTGGAGAGGTTCTTTCTCGACAAGGAGGATGTGAACCGCCTGGCGGAGTCGGGGTTTTATCTAAAGCGCGGTGCGGCTGATGTGGAGTATTCGGGCCACCCGGGGGCGAAGGATGAGTACCTCACGGGGGCTAATCCTGCCGTGGGGGATGGAGGGGATGAGTGGAGGACCCCGGAGCATCGGAGGCCGATTGAGATCCTCCAGTGGTGGGGAAGGGTTCCACGAGACTTAGCGGTGGATGGGGAGGTTAATCTCGTCATCACAGTAGCCAATCGTCATACCCTCCTGCGCGCTGAGGCGAATCCCTTCAATAAGATTCCTTTCGGGGAATACTCCCCAATGCCCGATCCGTGGCATTGGCATGCACCGTCGAAGGTGGAGGTGGCCGAGAAGCTACAGGTTTCGACTAACGCAATGGCTTCGCAGAAGGTGGATATCCTTTCGCTTTTCGCCGACCCGCAGTTTTTCTATAACCGACGTTCAGCCCCTCCTGCGCGAAAGCTATTTGCCCGTCCTGGGGCATGGCATGCGTTTGATGGCGAGGTCGGCCCGGCGAATATCCAAGCGATGATTCCCGACCTTAGGGGGGTCCAGAACCTCTACACCGAACTCGAACAGCAAGCGCAATGGATGGAGCAAGGGACGGGGATTGTCCGGGATGCGATTCAGGGTCTCGCGGGGCCAGACCGTGAGACTGCGCGGGGGTTCCTAGGCCGTCAGCAATCAGCCTCCGTAAGGCTCCTTATGGAAGCGCGCATCGCGGCGAATCAGTGGATCGAGCCCCTTGCGATGGAATTCGTCCGGATGAACCGGAAGTTTATGACCTTCCCCAAGGCCGTGAGGATGATCGGGGCTAATGCCGTTATTGATCCCCTTTTGTTACGCCCCGTACCCCCAGAACTGGAAATGGTCGCAGTCAATGACATGCTACCGGACTATGACGCGCAGGCTTATTCGCTGATGAGTTCCGTCTCCCGCGGGCAGCAGTTCCAACAGCTTTTGACCCTGATGCAAGTCGCCCAGTCGAATCCCATTTTGATCCAGCTGGTCAATTGGATGGCCTTCTGGCGGCAGCTTTTGATCCTCGCTGAGGTACCTAACCCCGATGAGCTAATGGGAACGGATGGGATTGTGATGCAGGCCGTGGGGAATGCACTCGCCGGGGCGTTGGGTGGGGGAGCGGCAGGTGGGCCTACCGGGGCAGGGGGATCACCCCCCGCCCTCCCCGCGACGGGTAATGTGATTCCGTTTCCCGGAGGAGGGTAAGTGGGGTTGAGGAATTTTTTGCGCCACGTCGATGTGCCCGCGCCCGAGGAGCCTAATCCTCTCGAAGTTGAGGCGCGGGAGGCGCTCCCGGATATCGAATCCCTCAAAGGGCATCCGGGGTGGGCGTTGATCCGCGGGTGGTGCGTGGAGGAGGTC